GGTCGCCCCCAGGACATGATGATCGACTTCGATCATCAGGCGGTGTTCGCCACGGCCCCCGGCAAGGGCGGGCGGGCCGAGGCGGCCGGCTGGATCGATCCGGCCAGCCTGACGGTAGAGGCCGATGGCATCTGGGGCACCGCCACCTGGACCGCCGATGCCGCCGCCAAACTGGCCAGTCGCGCCTATCGCTATCTGTCGCCCTACTTCGGGTCGGACAAGGCCTCGGGCCGCGTCACCCGCATCTTCAACGTCGGCCTGGTCAACCAGCCGGCCATCCGGGAGATCGCCGCTGCGGCGGCGGTCGAAACATCTGAAGGGAATCCCTCCGCAATGAAAACCATCCTCACGGCCCTCGGGCTGAAGGAAGACGCGACCGAGGCCGATGCCTGCGCCTCGATCGCCGCACTGACGCAGGCCGCCGGCGCGGCCGAGACCCTGGCCGCGACCGCGACCGCCCTGGGCCTGAAGCCCGAGGCCACCGGTGAAGAGGTGACCACGGCCGCCGCTGCCGCCGTCGCCGGCGGGAAGGGTTCGCCCGACCCCAAGAAGTTCGTGCCGATCGAGACCTATGACGCGGCCACGGCCCAGCTGAAGGTCATCAACGAGGAGCGTGCCGCCGCCGCCGTTGATCGCGCCATCGAGGGCGGCAAGATCGCCCCGGCCAACCGCGACTGGGCCCTCGGCTATTTCCTGAAGGACGAGGCTGGCTTTGCCGCCTTCGTCGAGCAGCAGCCCGCCGTCATCCAGCCCGGTCAGGGTAAGGCCACGGCCAAGCCCGCAGCCGACGGCAAGCCCCAGCTGACCGACGAGGACCGCGCGGCCTGCGCCGCCCTGGGTGTCGATGAGGCCGAGTTCCTGAAGACCCGTGAATCGGAGACCGCCCAGTGACCGCCCTGACCGCCCCCCGCAAAATCGCCAAGCTGGCCGCGACCAACCGGTTCGTCGTGCCGGTCACCGCCGGTGTCACCATCCTGCAGTCGGCCCTGGTCATCCTGGATGACGGCTTCGCCCGCGCGGCCCGCGCCGGTCAAGGTGCCGATACCCCGGCCCAGGCCGCCGATGCCTTGACCCATGTCTGCGTCGGGGTCGCCCTCGACACGGTCACGGGCGGGTCCTCGAACGGTGATGTGGAGCTGGACGTCGATCGCGGCTGCTACGGCTTTGCCAACTCCTCGGCCGGTGACCTGATCACCAAGGCCGACATCGGCAAGTCGGCCTTCATCGTCGACGACCAGACCGTCGCCAAGACCAGCGCCTCTTCGACCCGGGCTCGCGCCGGGGTGATCGAGGACGTCACCGACGAGGCCGTCTGGGTCTCGATCGGCAAAGCCAACTTCGCTTAAGGAGCGCCCCGTTGATCATCTCCCAAACCTCGCTGCAGGCGCTCCGGACCGGGTTCAACACCCAGTTCCAGTCGGGCCTTGCGACTGCCGCGCCCGTGTCCGACCCGATGGTCACCACGGTCAACTCCTCGACCAAGGTCGAGACCTATGGCTTCCTCGGTGACCTGCCGATCTTCCGCAAGTGGCTGGGCGAAAAGCGCATCCGCTCGCTGGCGGAGAAGGCCTATGCCCTGGTCAACGAGAACTTCGAGGCCACCCTCGGGATTCACAAGGACAAGATCGAGGACGACAATCTGGGCCTTTACGGTCCGATCGTCTCGGGCTGGGGCAAGGACGCCGGCCAGCTGAAGGACCGCCTGTCCTTCGACGCCCTGCGCGACGGCCATATCCGCGCCTGCTACGACGGCCAGAATTTCTTCGACACCGACCACCCGGTCGACTTCGAAGGCGCGCCGACGACCAATATGTCGGGCGCAGGCGCTGTCGAGCCCTGGTTCCTGCTGGATCTCAGCAAGCCGCTGAAGCCGATCCTGTACCAGAACCGCAAGCCGCCGACCTTCGCCATGGTCACCGATCCGCAGGACAGCCACGTCTTCAAGACGGGCGAGTATCTGATGGGGGGAGAGGCGCGCGGCGCCGCCGGCTACACCCTGTGGCAGCTGGCCCACCGCTCGACCGCCGCTCTGGATGCGGCCAGCTATGTCGCGGCCTACAACGCCATGGCGGCCCTCAAGAACGATGAGGGCGAGCCGCTGGAGATCCGGCCCACCCACATCGTGGTCGGCGCCTCCAACCGGGCTGCGGCCAAGACGCTGTTCGAGGCCCAGAACAAAGATGGCGGCGCGTCCAACATCTACTTCAAGGACGTGGCGATCATCGACGCCCCGCGCCTCGCCTGATGGCGGCCGCTGCGAGAAAGGCCAGGACGGCCCAGGACGGCCCGAAGAAGGTCGATCCGACCGCCCCGGCCCCGACGCCCACCGACGCCGTGCTGCGGGCCAAGGCCTCGCGCCCGACCTTCCGGCGCGCTGGCCTGGCCTTCGGCGACCGCGACTGGAAGGTGATCCCTTCGGACATCGGCGACGAGGCCCTGCTGGCCCTGTTCGCCGAGCCGGTCCTGACGCTTCAGGCCAAGGGCGCGGACGGATGGCTGACCCTGTCAGCCGAGGCCCGAGCCGAGGCGATCGCTGCGGCTTCGAAGGAAGACGCCAAGGACTGATCGGCGCGGTTAGACCCGACCCTGACCCACCGCGCCGGTCACACCCGGTCCATCTGTTCGGACCGGTTTGCGTAAGCCGGCGGGGCCCCCGCCCCGCCGGTGACGTTCTTAACAGAGAGACCCGTTCCTTTGGCCTATGCCACCCTCCAGGACCTGATCACCCGCTTTTCCGAGCGGCGTCTGATCCAGCTGACGGACCGCTTCGTTCCGCCGGCCGAGGTCATTGACGAGTCGGTGACGGCCGAGGCCCTGCAGCATGCCGGGGATCTGATCGACGGCTATGTGCGGGCCATCTATGCCCTGCCGTTCCAGACGGTGCCGCCGCTGCTGAATGGGCTGGCCTGTGACATCGCCTATTTCCGTCTGTTCCAGGAGCCGACCGAGGAGGCGCGGAAGCGTTATGAGGATGCGCTGCGGACCCTGCGCGACATTTCGGCCGGCAAGATCAAGCTGCCGGTCGCGGACGGGCAGGACGCCCCCTCGCGCCCCGATGTGATCCGCGCGACGGCCCAGACGCGCCTGTTCAGCCGCGACACCCTGACGGGGCTGTGATGGCGGGCCTGTCGGACAAGGTCGAGCTGGACCGCGAGGACATCCGCCGGCTGGATCAGCTGGGAGACCGGCTGGGTGACACCAGGCCCCTGATGGCGGCCATCGGCGGCTTTGTGCGGGATGTTGCCCGGGGCCGGTTCCGTGAGCAGAAGGGGCCGGACGGCAAGCCCTGGACAAAGTCGCTCCGGGCCCAGTTGGTCGGCGGTACCACCCTGGTCGACCGGGGCCTGCTGCGCGATTCCTACATCGACCGGACGACGGCCACAGAGGCCGTGGTCGGCACGGCGGATATCCGGGCCCGCATCCATCACTTCGGCGGCGTGATCCGCTCCAGGTCCGGCGGCAAGCTGGCCTTTGGTCTGGCCGATGGTGGCTTTGCCGTGGTCAGCCAGGTGACAATGCCCGCCCGCCCGGCCCTGGGGGTCAACGACGCGGACCGCGTCGAGATCCGAGCCCTGGTCGCGGACTTCGTCGAGATGGGGGCCGCCGCATGACCGCGATCGCGCCTCCCGTCTTTGCCCAGGTCGAGCTGGCCATCCAAGAGCGGCTGCGCGCCGCGTCTAAACAGAACGTGCTGGGCTATGCCCTGCGGGCGGTGGACGGCCTGCCGGTCGATATCGACGACCGGCTGGGCGAGTACGTCAATGACTTCCCGGCGGCCTGGACGGTGTTCGGCGGCTGGACCGTCAGGACCGAGCGGTCGAGCGGCGGGTCCGAGGTTGAGGCCCGCTATTCGGTGATCTGTGCCGCGCAGAGCCTGCGCAATGAGGGCGCTGCCCGCTTCGGGGCCGGGGGCGAGGTCGGGACCTATCAGATGGTGGCCGATGTGGTCGCCCTGCTGCTGGGCAATGACCTGGGCCTGGACATCAGCCCCCTGACCCTCGGCGCCTGCCAGTCGCTGTATTCGGGCGCGGTGCAGGGCAAGCTGAAGGTGAGCCTGTTCGGGGTCAGCTTTACCACCCGGATGACGATCGAGGCCGCCCCGGCCGATGTGCTGCAGCCGCATCCCCTGACCGACTTCACCACCTTTAACGCCGGATGGCTGGCCCCCGCCGCCGGCGACGACACCCCGCGCCTTGAGACGCGCCAGACGCTGGAAGCCGCCGATGACTGAGCAGACCCTGAAGCCCCATGACGGCCGCCGCGTGCGCCACCCCGATGGCCGCCTGCTGGCCGAGGAGGGCGAGGCCGTGACCCTGACCCCCTATTGGAACCGGCGGATCGAGGACGGCGACGTCCAGCCGATCGAACGCCCCGCGCGCACCCCCCGCAAACCCCGGTCGGATAGCCCGACGCCGCCCGCGTCTTCGCGCTCGACCGATGGAGACACCGCCTGATGACCGTCGCCTTCAACGCCATCCCGCTCGATCTGCGGACCCCCGGGTCCTATGTGGAGTTCGATTCCTCGCGCGCCCGACGCGGCCTGCCGCGCAAGACGCCGCGCGTGCTGCTGATCGGCAATCGCGAGGGCGCCGCCACCGGTTCGGCCGGCCTGCTGCAGCGCCTTTATGCGCCGTCTGAGGTCGGTCCCAAGGTCGGGGCCCGGTCTGTGTTGGGCCAGATGGCGACCGCCTTTATGGCGGCCAATACCTCGGCCGAGGTCTGGGTGCTGCCGGTCGCCGATGACGACGACGGGGTGGCCGCGACCGGGACCATCACCTTTACTGCGGCCGCCACCGGTGCGGGCCGCCAAGCCTATGCCATGGCCGGTCGCCGGGTCAGCTTTGGCGTCTCGGCCGGGGACACGGTCGGCACCCTGGCGACCGCCCTGGCCGCCGCCATCACCGCCCATCCGGACCTGCCGCTGACCGCCGCTGCCGTGGCCGGGGTGGTGACCTGGACGGCCCGCAACGCCGGCACCCAGGGCAACACCATCGACGTTCGCGCCAACCCCGGCCGGGACGATGTGACGCCGGCGGGTGTGGCCTTCACCATCGTCGCCGCCTCGGGCGGGGATGTTGACCCCGACATCACCACACCGCTGGCCCAGATGGGCGATGAGCCGTTCGATGCGGTGATCGTGCCCTGGACGTCGGCGGCCACCCGCACCGCCATCCTGACCGAGCTGGCCAGCCGCTGGGGCCCGGAGCGGGCGCTGGACGGTCTGTTGTTCTCGGCCCGGGTCGGCACCCAGGGCGCGCTTGCCGCCGCCGGCGCGGCGCTGAACAGCCAGTTCGAGACGACCATCGGCTTCAAGGCCCCGCTACAGCCGGTCTGGCAGATCGCCGCCGTCTATGCCGCGGTGGTCATGCGCTATGGCGCCGAGGATCCTGCGCGTCCGTTCCAGACCCTGGTGCTGCCGGGCATCGATGCGCCGACGCCGTCGGACCGGTTCACCCGGGCCGAGCGCGAGCTGCTGCTGCGTGACGGCATTTCGACCTGGGTGGCCACCAGCAATGATGAGGTCGCCCTGGAGCGGCCGATCACCACCTATCAGACCGATGCCAACGGGGGCGAGGACCCGGCCTATTACGACCTCAATACCCTGCTGACCCTCAGCTATCTGCGCTGGTCGCTGCGCCAGCGGATCGCCGCGAAATACCCGCGCCACAAGCTGGGGAATGACGGGACCAACTATGCCCCCGGCCAGCCGATCGTGACGCCCTCGGTGCTGCGGGCCGAGGTGATCGCCTGGTTCCGCGATCTGGAAGAGGCGGGCCTGGTCGAGGGCATCGACCAGTTCAAGTCGGACCTGATCATCGAGCGCGACGAAAGCGACACCAACCGCGTCAACGCGCTGATCCCGCCCGACATCATCAACCAGTTCCGGGTGCTGGCCGCCCAGGTCCAGTTCAGATTGTGAGAGGGCCTACCGTTCGCCGCGCGGCGGCTCACTGCTTGAGGCCGATGACCGGCCCTAACGAAGGACACTAGAGGATGGCTAAACTTTTCGGGCGCGTGAAGATCCGCGCCAACGGCAAGGTCTACAACACCGAGCGGGGGGCGACCCTCGACCCGGGCGGCATCAAGCGCGAGTCCCGTCCGGGGTCGAACAGCACGAGCGGCTACACCGAGGAGCTGGTGCCTTCGACCATCGAGGCCACGCTTCTGTTCGGCGAAGGGGACAGCGTCACCGAGATCAACAAGCTGACCGATGCGGTGATCATGTTCGAGCTGGACACCGGCCAGACCTATGTGGTGCGGAACGGCTATTCGGCCGAGCCCGTGCAGCTGACCGAGGGCGAGGGCAAGGCCAAGGTGGTGCTCAAGGGTGAAGCCGCCGAGGAGCTGCTGTGATGGACGGCGCCTCGCAACCCGATCTCGAAACCGAAGCCGACATCGTCCTGTCCGGCACGCGAGCTGACCCGGCCCCTGACCCGACCAAGGGTGGCTATCCGGACGAGCCGGTGCCCTACACCCTGCGAAAGCCCGTGCTCCTCACCACCCTCGACAACGAGGGGCGCAAGTCGACCGTAACAGTCACGCAGGTGATGGTCCGCGAGGCGCTGGGGGATGATCTGCTGGCCCTGGACAAGGCCAAGGGCGAGGCCGAGCAGGCGCTGATCCTGATCGCGGTTATGTGCGACCAGCCCAAGGCCTTTGCCCGCAAGCTGACCGGCTGGGACTTCCAGAATCTGGGGCTGATCGTCGCCCGTTTTTTTCCGCAGGGCATGCCCTGACCGCCGAAGAGGTGGCGGAGATCGCCGTCGCCTTTCCGGGTTTCACGCGAACCGAAATCGGGCGGATGCCGCAGTCCGAACTGAGGTTCTGGCAACAGCAGGCAATCCGCATCCATGGCCGATCTGAAACTTAATCTGGTGATCCGCCTGCTGGATCAGGCGACGGCTCCGGTCCGTCGCCTGGGCCGGACGGTCGCGGGCCTGCGCCAGCCGTTTCAGATTGCGCAGCGGGCGGCGGGCGGCCTGCTGAACGATATCCGCCGGATCGGGACCCTTGGGCTGGCGGCGGGTGCAGCGCTGGGGACCGGCCTGCTCTTCACCATTCGCCAGGTGGCGGCCGCCGGCGACGAGGCCATCAAGACCTCGGCCAAGATCGGCGTCAATGTCGTCAGCCTGCAGCGGCTTCAGTACGCCGCCAAGCTGGCCGACGTCGAAAACGCCCAGCTGGCCGACGGCCTGAAGTTCCTGAATCAGTCGTCGACGGTGGCCCTGGCCGGGGTCGGCGAAGACGCCAAGGTGTTTGACGCCCTGGGGGTCAAGCTGAAGGACACGGACGGGCGGCTGCGCTCGACCGAGGACGTGCTGATCGATGTGGCCGACCGGTTCGCCGCCATGCCGGACGGGGCCGCCAAGACCACCTATGCCATGACCCTGTTCGGGCGGTCGGGCGTCGAGATGATCCCATTCCTGAATGCCGGCGGCGATGCCATACGCGCTATGGGCGACGAGGCCGAACGGCTGGGTGTGGTCATGACCGAGGATCAGGCCAAGGCGTCGGAGGCCTTCAACGACTCGATCACCACCCTGCAGACCGCCCTCTTTGGTCTGGCCACCGCGATCACCGCCGACCTGCTGCCCAACCTGACCGCCCTCGTTGTCCGCCTTCAGGAGATGATCGCGGCCAACAAGCCCGCCGTCGTCGCCCGCATGAGGGAGCTGTTCGAGCAGATCGGCGCGGCCCTGCCCGGGGTGATCAAGGGGCTGGGAGACTTCATCGGTTTCCTGGGCGACGTGGGCCGCATCGGCGTGACCGTGATCGAGACCGTCGGCGGGGTGACCAATGCGCTCGATATCCTGGCCTTGTTGATGATCGGCCGGGTGGTCATGGCGGTCTGGGGCGCGACCGCCGCCGTCATGGGCCTGAACGGGGCCATGCTGGCCAACCCCATCGGCATCGTCATAGCCGCGATCGGCGCCCTGGCGTTCGCCGTCTATCTGATCATTCGCCACTGGGGAAAGATCGTCAGCTTTTTCACCGGGGTCTGGGAGGGTGTGGTCAAGATCGTCCAGGGTGCCCTGGGCTTCCTCGGCTATCTGTTCCTCAACTTCACCCCCCACGGTCTGATCATCCAGCACTGGTCGACCCTGGCCGGTTGGTTCGGGCAGATGTGGGACCAGATCAAAGGCGTCTTTAAACGGGGCGTGGAGCTGGTCTGGAACATCCTGCCGCCGTGGTTTCGCCAGGTGCTGCGCGGGGCACGGTTCGTCATCCGGGCCGTGTCGAACGTCGGCAGGGAGCCGGGCGGCGGCGGGGGAAGTTCAGCGCCGCCGCCGCGCCCTCGCCCGGCGGTCGGTCAATCCGCCCGGGCCGAGATCGGTGGCCGGATCGAGGTTCGCACCTATGACTATGGGTTCCGGTCTCCGCAGGTGTCGGCGGTTTCGGATACCCCGGGCGTGACCTTTGCGCCGGTCGGCCCGGTGCGTGGACGGGGGCCGGGCGGATGAGCTGGCGCGACCGCCTGCGTCCGGCCAGCTTTCGGGGTGTCGGCTTTCTGGTCGACAGCCATCAGCACGATTTTGGCCGGCGCACCGATGTTCATGAATATGCCCTGAGGGCCACGCCCTGGGTCGAGGATCTGGGGCGGCAGGGGCGGCGTTACAGCCTGGACGCCTATCTGCTGGGTCCGGACTATGACCTGTCGCGGGCCGAGCTGATCCGGGCGCTGGAGACCGAGGGGCCGGGCACGCTGGTGCACCCGTGGCTGGGGTCGGTGATCGTGACGGCCACCACCTCCAGCCTGTCGGAGACCATCCGCCGGGGCGGAGAGGCCAGCTTTCGCCTGGATTTTGTCGAGGCGGGCGAGAACACCACGCCGGACGCCGGCGACGACACCGTGGCCCTGGCGGCCAGCGCCGCCGATGCCGCCGGTCAGCAGGCGGCCGACGGCCTGGGCCAGAGCTTTTCGGTCGCTGGTCAGCCCGGCTTTGTCCTGGACGGTGCGACGGCCCAGATCGAGGCCGTGACCGAGGCGCTGGATCAGGCGCTGGCGCCGGTGCGGGCGGCCTCGGCCGACACGGCGGCGTGGCTGCGCCGGGCGGACCGGGTGCGGACCGAGGCCCTGGCGCTGGCCCGCATGCCGGCAGACATGGCCACCGAGCTGCTGGACCTGACCCGCGACGCCGTGCGGCTGGCGGGCACGCCCCGGGCGGTGCTGGCCTCGCTGCGGCCGCTGTTGGACTTTGGATCGACGCTTACGGCCGTTCTGGGCCTGACCCCGGCCCGGCAGCGGGAACGGGCGAACCGCGACCGGATGGTGCTGTTCCTGCGTCAGGCGGCGGCGGCCGAGGCCACCCGGGCGGTCAGCCGCATCACCTTTGCCGCCTATGACGAGGCGGCCGCCATTCGCGACGATCTGGCCGAGGCCATGGACGCGATCGCCGATGCTGCAGCCGATCTGGGGGACGATGCGGCTTATGACGCCGTCCAGACGCTGAGGCTGGCCATGGTGCGCGATGTGACGGCCCGGGGCGGGTCGCTGACCCGCCTGTTCGATCATCGGGTGACCACGGACCGGCCGCTGCTGGTGATCGCCCATGAGCTTTATGGCGATGCCGATCGGGATCAGGAGATCGCCGCCCGCAACCGCATCCGCCACCCCGGGTTTGTGCTGGCCGGGACGGTGCTGAAGGCGCTGGACGGAGGTCGCCTTGACTGAGTCCGCGCGGGTCATGTTGAAGGTCGGCGGGCGTCAGTTTGACGGCTGGACCGATGTGTCGATCGACCGCCCGCTGGATGCCCTGTGCGGGGCCTTCACCCTGGGCCTGACGGAGCGCTGGCCGGGTCAGCCCGAGCGCTGGCGGATCGAGGCCGGGGATGCGGCCCAGCTGCTGATCGATGATGAGCCGATCATCGACGGCTGGATCGATCAGGCCCGCTACAGCCTGTCGCCGAACCGCCATGCCATCCAGATCAACGGGCGGGACCGGACCTGTGACCTGGTCGACTGTTCGGCCCTGCATACGCCGGGCTTCTGGACCAACCGGACCCTGCTGCAGATCGCCACCGAGCTGTGCGACCCATTCGGCATCAAGGTGACGATCGAGGGTGATCCGGGCGCGCCCTTTGCCCGACTTGCGCTGGAGCCCGGGGAGACGGTGCTGGACGCCATCGTGCGGATGACGGCCCTGCGCGGCTTTCTGGCCACCACGGACAAGGCCGGGGACCTGCTGCTGATGCGGCCGACCGAACAGGTGGCGGGCTTTACCCTGGTCGAGGGGGAGACGATCGAACAGATCGAATTCGACAACAGCGTGGTCGGCCGGTTCAGCGAATACCGGCTGCTGGCCCACGACACCTCGGACGAGGCGGCCCTGTCAGCGGCGGCCCGGCCGGGCGGTTCGGCGACCGACCCCGGGGTCAAGCGACACCGGCCCCTGCTGATCCTGGCCGATGAGGAGACGACGGCGGCCGGCCTGGACGCCTCAGCCCTCTGGGAGGCCTCGGTAAGGGCCGGACAGGCGCAGATGGTCCGGGTGCTGGTCAGCGGCTGGCGCGCGCCGGACGGGGCCGTGTGGCGGCCCAACCGGATCGTGCCGGTGCGGGCACCGACCGTGGGCATCAACGCCGAGCTGCTGGTCTCGGCCGTCAAGTTTCGGCGCGGCGCGACCGAGGGCAGCCGGTG